CCTGAGTCCTCCATCCTCCCAACATTTTAGCCGACCCTCCGGCTCTCTTTTTGTGGAGACCTGGAGCATCCTCTGGTTTGCCATCAAAAGGGGGGCGGGTGCTCGGTTGGCCTTAGCTACCCCCGGAAAGGAATGAAATGATGCTTAGCTCCGACCGTTTTGTAATCAGTGGGAAAGCTTTTGCCGATGCAGCGGCCCTTGTGGGGGAAACCCTCGCTGGCTGCGCCGGTCGCGTAGGCTCGTCGATGAAAAGGTATAGCTCGGTAGGGGTCGCTCTCGCAGCGAGCAAGATCCAACCGGTCCCGCCTTCGGAGTTGGACCTTCCCCCGGCCCTGATCCTTCCCGCCGCCGGCGCGTATTGTCGGCGGTCCCTGGCTCGCCAGTTGAGTCTCCGCAAAAGTGAGTTTTACGATCAGCCCATGGAGGTATCAATAAAAAAATATCGACCTATTAACGAAACAGAAGGCGAATTTTTAATTTCCCATTATTGTGAAAATTGCCAAAAGGATGACATCAAAAAGGGTTGCAACATCCAACTGCGGGCCATGGCCTTTGAGGTTAACAAGAAGGGATATCCGGTTCAATGGCAATACGACGCGGACGGGAATCCGATATGCACGGCGTTTTCTCAGGCATAACCGGCCCTTAATATCATCTCTGGTCGCCATGTTGGCGGCCTTCACCCCAAACAGAAGACAGGAGCAAAACAATGGAAAGACAAATTGAAACCGTCGAACTCACCACACCGATCACCGTCTACGGCGAAGAGGTCAACACGATCACTCTGCGCAAGCCCACGGCCGGCGAACTTCGGGGCGTGAAGCTATGGGAGCTGTTGCAGATGGACATTTCGGCGGTTCGGCAGGTGGTCCCCCGCATTGCGACCCCGCACATGTCTCCGGAGGACTTCGATAAGCTGGAGCCGATCGATCTCCTGAATGTGACGTCAGCGTGCCTGGGTTTTTTCATGGCTCCATCTGTCCCGATGTAATGTCAGTGATGGCCGATATCGCAGTTGTGCTGCACTGGCCACCGAGTGGACAGATGGATTTGACTCTCGAAGAACTGATGATTTGGTATAACCTCGCCAGAGAACGAAGTGGAGCTGAAACATGAACAAACTACAGCTTTCCATACTCCTCAACGCGGTGGACAAAACCACCGCGCCGTTCAGGGGGGTGATCGGATCGGTTGATCGATTGTCCAAGGCTGCGCAGGGATCGAGCAAAGAGCTGAAAAGGCTCAAGATGGTCGATACCGAGATCAACCGCTTTAAAAAGCTCGAAGCCCAAACGAACCTGACGGCTGGGGCTCTCCAGGAGGCCTCCGCAGTTTGGGCAAAAGAGCTGGGCAATCAGATGGCCGGCGAACCTGCCACCAAAAAACAGGTAGCCGCCCTGGCGAAGGTCCGCAGAGAAGTCCTGCGCCTCCAGGAGGCGCAGCAAAAACAACAATTAAAGTTGGAAGAAAGCCGCGGGAAACTCAAACAGGCCGGCGTCAGTACTCACAATTTGGCAGAGGAAACAAGGATCCTCGAAGAACGGACAGCGGCGTACAACCATACGTTGGAGCAACAGCGGCAGAAACTGGACCGCATCGGCGCCATGAATACTCAGTTGGCCAACGTGCGTCGCGCTGCGGCCGGCGTCGGTGACAGCTTCGGCCGGGTCGCTCGCGAGGCCGGCAAGCTGGCCATTCTGGGGGGCGCTGCAGGGTGGCTCTTTAAAAGGCAATTTCTCGATACCGCGGTCGAGTTCGAGCGCGCCCGAACCGTACTCGAAACGGTCGAGGGGAGTTCGGAAAAGGCCGGGAAATCGATGGAATGGGTCTCCGACTTCGCAGCAAAAACCCCCTATCAGCTTGGGGAAGTGATGGATGCTTTCGTGAAGCTGCGGGCGTATGGTCTCGACCCCACCAACGGGCTACTGCGAACGCTGGGGGATACCGCCGGGGCCATGGATAAACCCATTATTCAGGCGGTCGAAGCTATAGCCGCTGCCATTACTGGAGAAAACGAAAGACTCCGGCAGTTCGGCATCCAGGCCAAGATTTCAGGGGAAGAAGTCACATACACCTACACCGACAAGAAGGGAGCCCAGCAAGAGAAGACTGTCGACAAAAACAACCGGAAGGAAATCCAACAAACGTTGGAGGCGATCTGGAATGAGAAATACGCCGGAGCGATGGAAAAACGTTCCCGCACCTGGGAGGGCATGCTCTCCAATATCGGTGATCAATGGACCAGGTTTAAAAATCTGGTAATGGATGCCGGCGTTTTCGATTGGATGAAGAGCAGGCTTGAGGGACTTCTCTCCGGCATCAACCGTCTCGCCGAGACTGGCAAGCTTAAAGCCCTTGCCGAAGAATTCGGCGGAAACCTCAAGCGCGGAATGGAGGCGGCCTGGAAAGCTGGTAAAGCAGTATGGTCGCTGTTCTCAGGTTTGGGAGGGGTACTCTCCTGGGTCGCTTCTGTCCTTGGCGGCTACGAGCGACTGGGCTTGTTGGTGGCGGCGATGATCACAGGGAAGATGGTGATCGCCGTGTTCTCCTTGGTCTCATCCTTTCTTTCACTGGGAAAGGCCGTGCTGGCTTTTGAGATCCTCAGCGGGGCTTCCCTGGGCTCATATATAGCAAAGATGAGTTTGGCGTCGGTCTCCGCCAAATTGTTCACCGCCGAGCAATGGCTGTTGAATATTGCTCTTAGTGCCAACCCTATCGGCCTGGTGGTCGCCGGCGTGGCGCTGCTCGCCGGCGCGGCTTTCCTCGTGATTAAATACTGGGAGCCGGTCAAGGCCTTCTTCGTGGGGCTTTGGAATTACCTAAAAGACATCATCAGTTTATTTTTGGAAGTCCTCGGAGGTCCACTTGCTGCGCTGATCAAGGGCGTGGGAGGCCTTTTCTCTTCAGGACCGGAGGGGGAGACTTCAACTCAAGGCGCGGGCTCCACACCCGAGGTCAATGATGTGTCGAGGATGATGATGACCAGAATCGGACAGCCGGTCGATTTCGGCAAACCCCTTACCGCCGCCGGCGGCGGTGGTGGCAGCGTCTCGATTAATGCCCCGATTCAAGTGTACGCTAGCCCCGGCATGAATAGTGAGGACGTGGCCAATGAGGTTTCCCGCAAACTCCGCGAGCGAGAATCCATGGGTCAAGCCCAAATGAGGGGCCGGCTGTACGATTGACCTGGATAAAAAGCAAAACCCATAAAACCAAATTGTTTCATGGGAAAACGGGTAACACCTCAGTCCTCATGGCAGAGCGTAAAAGCCTAATCTGACACCCAGTCTTCACGCTGGGTGTCTTTTTTGCTGACATCCAAGAACGGGTGCACCTCAAGGGCGACATCGGCGCCGGCAGGGTCCAGGTTGTTCTCTGTCTCGAACTGGCCAGACGTCCTCGACTTTCACCAGGTTGAGCGCTCTCCACCCGGCCCGACTGGTACAGCCTCTACCTCTCCCCGATGAGTGACAGAGCCTCACCACCGCTGAGTAGGGCGTCGCCGCTCCCGTCATCCTCGTTGCTCTTGGCGCTGATACCGGAGACGCCACCACGACCGGGACTGGTCCAAATGCGGTCACCACCTGGCTCAGCGCTTATCGCCAGGCCCGTTGTTAGCCTGCTTCCCTAGGCAAAGATCCAGGGGATTACGTCAAGGACCATGGCGGGAGTTTGGTCCCACGGATCGAGGGTGGCCTCCCCTCCGTCGAAACTCACCCTCTACCTCAAGTCACAGCTTATACTTGAAGGGTTCGGAGAGTCGGACCTTTGCCCTTTTCGTAAAACAAGGGGGCCGGGTGTCTTGTCGGGCGCCGCGCCGATCGCACCACAACACCGCCGCCCTGGCCTGGCTCGCCGCCCGGGGCATTGATGCCGACACCGCCGGTCGCTTTCACCTCGGCTGGCATCAGCACGCCAGCAAGGTCGACCGAGCCGCCCTCAAGCTCGACCCCAGGGGCGACAAAACTACACCCTGGATACCCGGCGGCTCGTCATCCCCACTTTCGATGAACGGCAGCACGTCTACCGCCTCCGGATCCTCAGCACCGGTGAAGCCCGGCGCCGGTTCCTTTCCGATCTCAAGTATGTCTGGATCGAAGGGGAGCTGCACGGCGCCTCACGTCATCTCTCCTAACAGCATTTCCCGCGGGGCCTGATCATCGAAGCCGAGCTTGACGCCATGGCCTGCGCAGCCGCTCTTCAGGAGATTACAGTCCTTGCCCTCGGCACCGTTCGGGCTAACAGCCCCTGAGCGAGCGCAG